TAGTATTTACGATATTACCCGCTTTACGGATGTTGATTCAATCGAGGTTGCAAAAGTTCCGCTATACAAAAAAATAAGTTTCAAATACGAAACGAGCGAAAGCGTACTAAATAAATATTATTTCCAATCGTATAAAAAAGAATACGGAAACACGGAGCATATTTATTCTTACGATGGCGCGGAATATAGCGTACAAGTTCCGTTTGAAAACTTAATGTTTAACCATTTTTTTCATAGCGGTACACCAAGCGGTTTACAAGTTGGGTATGCGTTGAATTCAAGCTTAGCGCCATACATACCAAAACCCGTTTTACTTTATAGATATGGTAACGTTACTGGATTGCCTCATGACATTCATTTTAAAGATGCAATAGGCAACAATGCGAATATAGATAATTACGTAATGTTTGGTCAAGATTATACCAATAGTACAACGGGCGTTCAGTATAGTTTGAATTTTGCACCCGAAACAAGTACGTACCATTTGGTTGCTATTCAACAAAGCATTTTCGCAACGTATTATTTTCAATATCTTTATAACTTATATAATTTAAAAAACCGAATTACAACGGTAAAAACGGTGTTGCCTATTTCCATATTAACCAAAATACGGTTATGTGATAGGGTAATAATACGAGACAAAAGGTTTATTATCAATGATATGCAAATAAATCTAACAACGGGAGAAGCAACTTTAAGGTTATTAAATGATTTTATGCCGATTGACCCCGAAAGTTTAATACCGCCTCCGAGCGAAAGTGATATAATTATAGAATAATATGATAGTAAAACAAATCATTAAATTGTTATCCGCTGGCGAACATTTAGGGCAAAGCGAGATAATAGAAATCGCAAAAGGTAAATACGAAATCAAACCTACGTTGAAAGGGGCGTACAAACAAAAGGTTCGAGAGTTATATATAAAAAAGGCAAATGGCGGAAAAACGGGTAATTGAACTTGAGGTTAAAGATAACACGCAAAGTTTAAAGGCGCAGTTAAAAGAGGCACAAAGAGAGGTTCAAGTTTTATCGGATAAATTCGGCGCTACGTCGAGAGAGGCGGTAAACGCCGCAAAGAAAGCCGCGGATTTAAAAGATAGAATCGGGGACGCGAAAGCGTTAACCGATGCATTCAACCCAGATGCAAAATTTAAAGCATTAAGCGCATCGTTAAGCGGTGTTGCTGGTGGATTTAGTGCGGTAACGGGAGCAATGGGTTTACTTGGTACGGAATCTCAAGAGGTTCAACAAATGATGTTGAAGGTACAGAGCGCAATGGCGTTAAGCCAAGGTTTGCAATCTTTAGGAGAGGCGCGAGATTCTTTTAAACAATTGGGTGCAGTTGCAAAAAATGCTTTTGCTGGAATGACAAGCGCGGGTAAAGCCTTCGCCGTTACTGGAATTGGATTATTATTAACTGGCGTTGGTTTGTTAATTACAAATTTTGATAAACTAAAAAGTTCATTTAGTAATGCGAGCGCATCACAAAAGGCACAAATACAAGTAACGCAAACCGCAACCGCTGCAATTAGTAAAGAGATAAGCGCCGCTGATAAATTGAGTAAATCGTTAAAAGATGAATCGATTACAAGAGCGGATAAAACCGCCTTGGTTAAACAATTCCAAAAAGATTACCCTTCGTTATTATCGAATATCAACGCGGAAAAAAATAGTATTGACCAAATCAATAACGCATTAATTAAAAACGTTCAATTGTTGCAATTACAAGCGGAGGTACGCGCAGTAAGCGAGGTACGCGCTGAGGTAATGCAAAAGAAAATAAAAGAACAATTAGATGTAATTGCGGAGGCAGCGGAACACGCGGGGGAGTTTACGTTGGACATTGGAAGTTCGGCAGCGAATGGTTTTATTGGTTATTCAACTGGAGCGGAAAACGCAGAAATTGCCGCAATGGATTACCGCGATGTTGTCAACGCAACAACCAAAGATTTGGACAAACAAATTACCGCGTTAGACCAAGCGGAGAAATCAATTAATTCAAAAATTGCAAGCCTAAAAAAAGAGGGCGCGGTTGTTAAGGAGGAACAAAAAACAAGCGCAGAGGAAACAAGAAAGCATAACGAAGCTATTCAAAGGCAACAAGAATTGCAACAAAACAATTTCCAATTAGCGCGAGAATTAGCCTCTGAAAAAATACGAGCTATTCAAGACGAAAGAACACAACGCGAAGAGCAATTAAAACTTGAGGCAAAAAATAGAATCGAAGACATAAGAAAATTAAACGCAAGTTCAAAGCAAAAAAACGATTTAATCAAACAAATAGAAATCAACTTACAATTAGATTTAGAAAAGATAAAAAAAGAGTTTGACGATAAAGCGGAGGAGGCACGAAAGGAAAAAGAAAAAATTGTTTTAGATGCCCAAAAAACTGCTAACGATTTACGTGTTGAATCGGAAAATGATTACTTGCAAAAAATCGAAGATTTACAAGAGGAAAATTTCCAAGCTAAATTAAAACGAACTTTAACCGAACAACAATACGAGGAGGAGTTAATAAGACAAAAATATTACGCAATTGAACAAAGCGCACAAGGTAACGCGGAGCAATTAAAGATAATCGAAGAGGCAAAGCAAAATGAATTAAACGGTATTGCATTAAAATACGGTAAAACTAATTTAGACAACCAAAAGAAATTAGATAACGAAATGTTGCAACACAAAGCCGCAGTACAACAACAAGGTTTGGATTTAGCGTTGCAAGCAAATAATTTAATGAAAGATTTATTTGGAAAATCTAAAGGCGTACAAAAAACCGCAATTTTAATTGAATCGGCGGTTGGTATTGCAAAAATGATTATAGCCAATAAGTTGGCAAACGCGGGCGCATTAACAACACCACAAGCAATATACACAAGTGGAGCAGCGGCGGTACCAGTTATCGCGATGAACAACATTTCAACTGGATTAGGAATAGCGGCAAACATCGCAGCAACTGCAAAAGCGTTAAAGGAAATCGGCGCTGGTGGTGCGCCCCCTCCCGCCCCTTCAACATCCGGTGGCGGTGGTGGTGGTGGAGGTGGTTCAATGAGTAGCGGAATAGTTGCGCCTAATTTTAACGTTGTTGGAAATAATAACATCAACCAATTAGCGCAATTGCAACAACAACCAATTAAAGCGTACGTAGTTGGTAGCGAGGTAACAACGCAACAATCGTTAGATAGGAATAGAATAGGAATCGGACAAATGTAAATTATGAAAATATTAGAATTAATTCTTGACGAAGAAAACGAAGAAATGGGAGTTTATGCTATTTCCGTAGTCAATGACCCAGCAATAGGTGAAAACTTCGTAAAACTAAGCAACCAACAAATTACGTTTAGTGCCATTGATAAAGAAAAAAAATTATTAATGGGCGCGGCATTAATACCGAACAAACAAATTTACCGACGCAATAAAAAGCACGGAGAATTTTACATTTACTTTTCGGAAGATACGGTAAGAAAAGCCAGCGAATTATTTTTCATTAACCATAACCAAAGTAATGCAACTTATGAACATTCTAAAACTTTGGAGGGAATGTCCGTTGTGGAAAGTTGGATAATTGAAGACACGGAAAAAGACAAATCAAAACTATACGGATTCGATTTGCCAAAAGGAACTTGGATGATTTCGATGAAAGTAAATAACGAAAACGTTTGGAACGATGTTAAAGAGGGCAAGGTTAAAGGTTTTTCAATCGAGGGTTATTTTGCTGATAAATACGAAATGAGTTTGGAAACAAGTTTGCGTAAAACAATGGACGAAGAAAAAGAGTATTTAATCGAGCAAATCAAAAACGTATTAAAAGGAAATGAATTAGCGGAGGAATCATATAATGATTATCCAAGCGTTGTTAAAAGAAACGCGCAACGTGGTATATTACTTAACGAAAAGAATGGTAATAAATGCGCTACGCAAGTTGGTAAAATACGCGCCCAACAATTGGCAAACGGCGAAAAAGTAAGCGTTGAAACAATCAAAAGAATGTATAGTTATTTAAGCCGAGCGGAGGTATATTACAACCAAGGCGATTCAAACGATTGCGGTTATATTTCTTATTTGCTTTGGGGCGGTAAAGCCGCATTAACTTGGTCGGAATCTAAATTAAAACAAATCGAAAATGGCAAAGGTTAAAACATCAACAATTTCATTCGTTAGAAAGCCAAGAAAAAAACGCAAAGGTGTACACGCTAAAACGAAATGTTCGCAAATCAAAGGTTCTAAAAATTACGTTAAATTATATAAAAGCCAAGGAAAATGAGTAAAGTAAAGGAACAAACGAAAAGTTCACCGCAAGGTGGCAAACGCGGTTGCTTATGCAAAGACGGAAAATATAGCGTTAAATGTTGTGATGGAACGTTACCAGCGCAAGGTATTGGTAACATAGGAGGAAAGGTAACGCCTTAATTTACAATAAGTTATAAATAAAAAGGTGTACAATAGTTAATTAATTGAGTTTTAAATAAAAAAGTTATGGAAGAAAAAACAATTTTAGGTAGGCTACAAGCTTTGTTAGGTTTAAACAAAGTGGAGTTGGCACAAATGAAACTTATGGATGGCGTTACCATAATCGAAAGCGAAAATTTCGAAATTGGTTCTGAAGTATTTATCGTAACGGAAGACGAACAAAGAATTCCATTACCCGTTGGTGAATATTCTTTGGAAGACGATAAAATTCTAATCGTAGTTCAAGAGGGCATTATCGGAGAAATTAAAGAAAAAGAAGAGGAAAAAGAAATGCCCGAAGAAATGCCGTCCGAAGAAATGCCACAAGCCGAAGAGGCGGAATTAACTGAGGCGGAAACACAAGTTTTAAACCCGAAAAAAGTTATCAAAAGTACAATCGAGGAAACGTTGTTTTCCAAAATTGAGGAGTTAAAAAAGGAAAACGAGGAGTTAAAGTTGCAACTATCCACAATGAGCGCACAAGAGGAAGCGCCAGTAGTGGAAATTGAAAACGAACCCGCAACAAAACCAATTTCCTATAACCCCGAAAAACCGCAAGCGCAACCGCAATTTATGTGGGGACAAAGCGCGGGAATGTCGACGTTCGACAAAATAATTAGTAAACTTAATAAATAAAATAAAAAATGGCTACTTCAATTACAACAACTTATGCTGGTGAGTTTGCGGGCAAATACGTTGCCGCTGCTCTTTTATCCGCTCCTACCATTGAAAAAGGTGGAGTTACCGTATTACCTAACGTACGTTATAAGCAACTTTTGCAAAAGGTTGCCGATACTAACTTGGTACGAAATGCAACGTGTTCATTTACCGATGCATCAACAATTACTTTAACCGAGCGTTTCATTACCGTTAAAGATTTGCAAGTTAACCTTGAACTTTGTAAAGCTGACTACTTCCAAACTTGGCAAGCCGCTGAATTAGGGTTTTCTAACTTTAAAGAATTGCCAAAATCATTCGCTGATTTTATGATTGCACGAGTTGGTGAGCGTGTTGCTGCTAATATTGAAACTGCATTTTGGCAAGGTGCAACCGCTACTCAAGGTTCTTTCGATGGTATCTCAACTATTGTTGCTCTTGACCCAGCGTTGCCAGCAGCGCAAGAGGTAGCGGGTACAAGTGTTACCGCTCTTAACGTAGTTACCGAATTGGGTAAAATCGTTGACGCAGTACCAGCTGCTCTTTACGGAAATCCTAATTTGAGAATTTACGTTTCAACTAACATTGCAAAAGCATACGTTCGCGCATTGGGAGGTTTTTCTACCGTAAGCGGTTTAACTGGAAACGTTGCTCCAAGTGCTGGTGTTGGTGGAATGTCCACAACTTGGTACAACCAAGGCGCATTGTCTTTTGATGGAATCGAAATATTTTGGGCGCCCGGATTAGCTAACAACACCGCTATTTGTACAACAGTGGATAACCTATTCTTTGGAACATCTGTATTAAGTGACTTGAATGAGGTTAAAGTTATCGACATGGCTGACATCGATGGTTCACAAAATGTGAGAATGATTATGCGTTTCGTTGGCGGTGCGCAATATGGTGCAGTTGAAAACGTAGTTACTTACGGAATCGTTAACGCGGTTAACTAATTTATAAACTTAGGGGGGGCAACCCCCCTTTTTAAAACTTTTTTCAAATGGCTTGTTTAGTTTCAAACGGAAGATTAGAACAATGCAAGGATTCGATTTCGGGAATCCAAGCGGTGTACCTAATCAATTTTGGCGATTTTGACCCAGACCCAACAACGGGCGGTGGAGATGTAGGTTATAACGAAACTACAATTTCACTTACCACGGGAGGTACGGGTTACACTTCTGGAACTGCGGTGGCAACAACGGGTGGTTCGGGTACGGGTTTCACCGTAAACATTACCGCTGCTGCTGGTGTTATTACTGCGATTACCGTAAACAACGATGGTTCACTTTACCAAGCGGGCGATGTATTAACCGTAACTGGTGGTACGGGAGGTACTTTTACAATTACTAATTATGGTACTGTAGGTTACGAAGATATGATTACATCAATCGGAGGTTCAATCAACAACATTTATAAGTACGAATTAAAAGGTAATAACGGGTTTATTCAAACTATGAATACATCTCGCGAGAATGGAACAACTTTCTTTACTCAAACGATTACCGTAGAGTTAAAAAGACAAGACCCAGTTTTTCATAAGCAATTTAAAATTTTAGCTTACGGACGTCCG